GTAAATACCTTTGTTGATAATGTTACTGGATATACCAAACTTACTGTTTCTGGTAATATTACAGCTAACTCTGTTTGGGTTGGTAGATCTTATGAAATGTCTATAGAACTATCTCAACAGGTAATCCGTGGCGGTGGCCAGGGTTCAGGACAGGTTGTAGAGGGTGTATTAAACCTTAAGAGAATTACAACCAGACACCTTAATTCTGGTGTTTACGATATTGAAATTCAAAGACGTGGTAGACCATCAACAAATGTTTCATTCTACCCCTTTGATATTAACAGTTTACAATCAATTCAAGGTAATATTAAGATTGATGCCGTAGGTGAACACTTTGCTAAAATCTTATCTTACTCAGAATCATGCAAAATATTCATTAAATCAGACTATCCGACTCCTTGTAACATTACTAATATAGACATCATTGGTAACTGGAGATCGTTAAATACAAGTATAGAATAAGGAGAATTTACAATGCCTTGTTATAGTTATTCAGCAAATCTACCTATTTTAGCCAGCAATGTAGAAGCAGTTTTTAATGCAGCTGGTGGTACTACATTCTCATACGATTCTTTATATTACATTTGTGAAATACCTATTTCTAATCAGATTTATGTATACACAAGACCATCAGTAAACGGAGTAGAAACACTACGGGTAGAAAATACTGAATACACAATCCAAGGTACTAACATTGTATTTAACTCCGCTCCATCTGGTCAGGTTGTTATTAGAAGAATAACTAATGACCAAAGAATGCTTACTGTATTTAGTGATGGTGCAAAACTATCGGCTACTGAACTTAACTCAGCCTTTCATCAGTTACTCTTTTTAACACAAGAAAAAGAACTAAGTGGATCTACATATAATAATGTATTTACCGACCTAAACAGTATTCCTGCATGGAGTAATGGGTCTGTTTATCAGATTGGTTCTGTAGTTACATTTAGCGGATCAGTTTATCGGTGTTTACAGTTAACAACAGCTGGAGAAAGTCCGACAAGTCACCCAGATAAATGGACACTTGTAACAGCATCTTCATTTAATTTTGTTAGTATTGGTGGCCCAAATCCAGTAATATTTGATTTTGAAAACCTTGATCCAAACTCTACCCTTAGTTGGGATGGAACTAAGTTTGTTGCCAGTAATGGCGTATCTACAGACTTAAATAGTTTAACTGATGTAACATTACCAAATCCACCAGCAAATAATGATATTCTTAAGTATGATTCTACAATATTTAGGTGGATAAATACTCAAGCTTCTTTTAATTTGTTTAGTACTCCAGTTGTCACACCAGGTAGAGTCTTTCAAGGGAATTTAAATACTTCTATAGCTTATTCAGCTGCAGGACCTGGTGTTGATGTAGGTTCAAAGTTAAACAACTTTAAAGACGATAATAATAACTGGGTAATACCAGATCCACCTACAGTATATAGCATAATTCAATCTCAAGTACCAACATCACAAAGCCAAAATCCACCAATAACAGATTTTACACTATATCTTCAAAGTATTGAAAATAGGTTTGATAATATTGCAGCAAATGTTGCAAACCCAATTAAAGTAAAATTATTGTGGAATCTAAATGAAAACAGACTACAAACAGTTAAGAGTAATGAAGTAACACCAATTTATTTAGATAATTCAGCAACAATGTTTTGGAATAAACCAGAAGAACTATACTCAACAGATGGTTATTACTCGGGTGCTGGTACACTATTACAATATTTTAATATTACCAATGCTACTGGAACTTATACTGTTTCGCCATATTTTACTAAAGTTGCTACGCCGGGAAGTGTTTTTACATCAAAAATAGAATGCTATGGTGTAAAACATTTTTATCTATCTGTACCAGAATGTGTTACCTCTTGCTTATCTAGTATTCCTGTTAGAGAAAACTCTGCATTTAGTACTTTAGGTTCTTTAGGTGGTGCATCCGCACTTGGATTATCAGGAAAATTAACAGTAAACTCTACACCAAGATTTATAGATGTAAACTCAAGTGTAACAGTAAAATACCATGATTTTTATTTAGCTGCATTAAGGGATTTTGCTTTTGCTGCAATGAATGATAGAATAGAAGTTGCATCAGGCGGAGAAGTAGTTAGTCCATTTCCACTACCAAATCAAGAATGGGAAAATGCAAATAATAATGTTGTCGTAAAAGAACGATTTGTAAGAAGAAGAAAAGCTTCTCTTATATCTGCTGAATATAATACATTTAAAGATGTATCGTTTAAAAGGCTTGAAAGCTCAGAAGCAGCAGTTAATGTTCTTTGGAAAATTCCAGAACAGATTATTTACTATAATAAAGCAGCCTTAGCTTTAGCATGGGATAAAAACACTACAACTTTTCCTGCTATTCAGGGAGATGGGCATGGTAATAATCCACAGCTAACACAACCACCAGGAACAAATAGTTATTTTTCAAAGAATGCTGGTGACTTAGACGCATTAAGAAAACATGTTAGATTTGAGGGTTGGTCAAGACCAAGAACAACAGATTATGGAACAACCAATTGGAAAACAAACAATGGAACTGTTTTTAAAGCAGATGGTGTATGGCAAAACTGGAATTTTCAATGGGTAGGCCAATACTATACTGACAATCCATTTTTCTTTGGACATGCAGATATAGATTGGATGTTATCTGATGTTGGTACAACATTATCAGGAAACGTAAGTGGTTTTAATATGAGATTATTTACCGCTGGAAATCCAACATATGTACCACCAATTGTATATTCTGGATTTGATGTTACTAATGGGTTTTTAAATGGCTCTACAGATCCTGATTCACCACTTGCTGGTAATACACAAGGTGGCATTTGGTGGCCTTGGCCACATAGACCAAACGATATTAGAATTGGTGCTCTTACTGCACCACAACACGCTGACGGTTTAGTTGGTACACATCTTTTAAATATAGATGCTAATAAGCTGTTTTCAGAAGCAAGTAGATTTGTTCCAGATCCAGTAGATGAATATGTTTTTAGAGTTGTTTGTAAAGCAGGAAACACAACAAGCTCATTCTATCAAGCAGGAATAAACAAACTAAAAACAAGTATTATACTAGAACATGGATTTGCATCCAATAGTAGATTCTCATCTAGTAATATTCTTACAGATACAGCTGCTGGATTAGATAGTATTTTTCAAAATAATATAACTGAAGCTCAAAGTAATTATGTAAAAACAAGAGTTGACTATTCTAAGATTAAAGTATATGTAAAAAATGAATCTATCGAAAGAATAGGAACAGCCCCAAATCAAAAAGATAGACTTGTAGTTACAATTGGAGTTATAGTACCAAGAGTAAAATCAATTGGATATTCAAGAATATTTAGAAAAACAGCACCGAATCATTTTACTACATTACCTAGAGCAAGAGATTTAATAGGAACTGGTTCTGTTGCGGACTCGGAATTAGATTATGGTCCCTGGAATTGGGACTTAACTATGTATTCTTTTGATGAATTTACTTCTGCATCAGGCAATCAAACAGGATATGCAGAATTACCAATTAGTTCGCATAACACAGGAACAGCAAACGGATTAACTGATTGGTATAACTTTACTGGATATCCTTTGCAGTTTAAAGAAGTTTATATGGGTTCGCCATCAGGTCAAAACTCTGGTGTTGTAACAAAGATTCATCAACAATTTGATAAAATAGCTACAAAACCCGTATTTACAAAACATACTAAAACAACTAATACAGCTAATAGCAATAACTGGACTACCAATTCAGGTAGTTCTATTTCTGGTAGAAATGAATGTGGCGTAAAATTTGTTAATGTTGGATTACCAAGTGATCTTTGGATTAGGCTTAGCATACTTAGTACTGATGGTATGTTAAACTTAATACAAGATGGGGGATTGCCAGCTAACCAGGGAATAAACTCAACCGCAACTTCGGAAACCTAAGGAAATCTTATGCCACCAAAAGAAAAAGAAACATCTGCTATATTAGTTCAATGGTTCCAATTGGTTGTTTTAGCCGTTGGTGTTGGTGCTTTTTTTGTTGATATTGGCAAAAGATCACAAATGATAGATAAAACAAATCAAGACTTATCAGAACTAAAAACAATTGTTCAAGACTTGGTTAAAGCTCAAATCCAAGTTTCATCTAATGATGCTACCCACAAAGCAATACTAGATGATCTTAAAGCCAGGGTTGTTGAACTAGAAAGAAGAAAGTAATGTATAAGTATATATTACTACTATGTTTAGTTCTAGTTGGTTGTAAATCACCAACAGCACAAATCGCAAAAGATGCTAATCAAGTATCTACTTTGGCTCAATCTTCTAAGGAAAGGTTTATTAGAATTGATGAAGCCACAAAAACCGAGGTTATAGATGTTGCGTCGATTCAAGCAGAAGCATCTGCTGGAAGGAAAGAACAAGATACTATAGTTAATCTAACTAAGTCTACACTGGTTGCGTTAACCAAAGTAGAAGACAAGGTTCCTTGGTGGGCTAGTTTATTATCTTATATAATGATTACTCTTAGTATAATTGCTATTTGCTTTATACTTTGGTATACCGGACTAGGTACATTACTTAAGGGTATATTCTATTCTTTAGGTTTATTTATTCCTAAGGCTAAACTAGAGCAGGCTGAGTTAGCTAAGAAGACGCTAGACGAGTCTGATCCAGTTACCCCCCGGGAAATGGTTGCTGCATTACGGGCATCAGACCCCGCTTTTGATGCGGCTTACAGTAAGTTAAGTAAAAAGGAGAATTAATATGGAATCATTTTTAGGCAGTCTTTGGTTTGCTGGTATGTTATTTGTAGTTGGTTATGTTGCTGGTCATGTCTTCCCAATCACTAAGCTAGGCAAGAAGTGATATGAAGGAGCATTTAAATAAGTTACAGGAGTTATTGATTGCTCGTCTTATTGCCGACTTTGGTGATGAAGCTAAGTGTACTCCTGGTTTTTACACTGTAGTCCGTGGTATCCTTAGTGACCACAAGGACCAGGTTAACAAGATTCCAAGTGAGTCTATTGAAGCTGTTGAGCAAGCCATGAAAAATGCTGCTCCATTCAAGATGAAACAGGCCACTTATTAATAGGAGATTCGGATGCGGGTTCCCCAAGAAGTTGTAGATGATTTTAGAGACCACCTTTACTTTTGTTTTAAGCATCTCGGCCTTGGGGAACCTACCCGAATCCAGTATGAACTAGCTAGACAAATCCAAGAAGGTCCAGATGATCAGATTATAGCCGCAGGACGCGGTACTGGTAAATCAACCATTACAGCCTGCATGGCAAGTTGGGAGTGGTTAAGAAATCCTAACTGTACCTTCCTTGTATTGTCTAATACTCAGGGCAAAGCTATTGACTTTGTTTCCCAAGCTAGAAAGATTTTATCTGTTGTTCCGTACTGCCAACACCTTATTCCTGGTGAAGCAGATAAGGATAACGCACTTGGTTTTAACATATCTGTTAGGACTAAGTTTACACAAGATTTAAGTTGTGCAGCCCGTGGTATTACTGGGCAGATTACTGGTCTTCATGCAGACCGTATTATCCTAGATGACATTGAGATTGCTGGTAAGAATGAAACACCAATAGGTAAGGAAAACTTACTTAAAAAGCTTAATGAACTTGAGTCTATTAGAAACAAACCATCTAGGGTTATCTTTTTAGGTACACCCCATTATCAAGACTCTATTTATAATGTCCTTAAAGTTTCGTACCCCATGATTAAGTATCCGGCTGAGATGCCTAATGCTCTAACTCCCCATGAGACTGAGGACGTGGCTCCCTGGGTCCTAGAGCTTGATATAGAGCCAGGGGATGCAACCCAGCCCGAACGGTTCGACCGAGTAGAGCTAGCCGCCAGACAGGCTAAAATGGGGCCTAGCGCGTATGCTCTACAATATCGTCTTATAACCTCTTTAGCCGATGCCGATAGATACCCACTAAAGTTACGGGATCTTATTGTTATGGATATTAATCCTACAGTAGCCCCAGATTTAATAGTTTGGCAGGGTCAAAATGCATTATCAGGTATGCCAATGTTTGGTATAACTGGAGACATAATTCCAGAACCAATGCACATGTCTGATAACTTTATGCCATATCAACATACACATCTTTGTATTGACCCATCGGGTAGAGGAACAGACCAAACCGGGGTTGCCGTTGTTTCTGTACTAAATGGAATGATCTTTGTACATGAACTAATGGGTATTGATGGCGGATATGATGACATTACCCTGGGTAAAATTGCTAAACTTGTCAATGAATATGAAATAAAACTAGTTAGAACGGAGTCTAACTTTGGTGATGGTTTGTTTACCAAAGTATTAGTACCATTTCTAATGAATGAGTGTGGTAGGGTAGGTGTAGAAGAATACAAGGTAAAAGGACAAAAAGAAATCCGTATTATAGAAACTCTAGAGCCAGTTATGGCTATGCATAGATTGGTTATTGATCGTAAAGTTATTAAAGACCAAGAAAACCAAGTTCAGTTGACTAGAATCCATCGTGGACGTGGGGCACTAAAACATGACGATAGGATTGACGTATTGGCATCAGCTGTAGAATACTACAAAGAACACATGAAGTTAGATGTTTCTAAAACTTCAGAAGACAATCAAAAGAAAGCTTGGGAAAAGCGAGTAAAAAACTGGGCTGAAAACTTTAGGGCTGGTGATTATATCCCAAGCAGCGGTGCTTTAAAACTAATATCGACTAATCATAAACCACCTAAGAAAAATCAATGGGGTTGGAGATGATATCTATTGTAACTGGGGTAGGACCCAGAGTTGGTACTTCGTATATAATGAATGAAGCCCGTAAGGTTGGATTACCTATTATGGGTAAAAAACATTTAAAGGGTCTTACAATAAAAAAACACAATCTAAGTGGATATTGGGAATTAGATCCCTATGTAATACCCCAACTAGCCGCAACCAATGCATTTGATGGATACATTGTAAAGATGTGGTCCCAGGGTCTTAAACTACTAGATCCAAATAGCATTGGTGCTGCCATAATAATTGAAAGAAAAGATAAACAAGCGCAGTTAAACAGTATGTATAAAGTGTGGAAGGATGAAATTAAAACAAAAGTTGGTAGTTTATTTTCGGATTTATCTGTAGAAACTATCTATAACAATCATCTAGAAGCACTTAATAACTATAAATTTAACTCTGTGTTATATGTATATACTGAAGATTTAACTAGTAGAACTAAAGAAATTCTAAACTATTTAGAAAGAGGTCTGTAATGGCTATTTTAGCTGGTGTTTTAATTGCTGGTGCTATTGCTGGTGGTGTTGGTACAATGGCTCAAGGAAGAGCAAATCAAGCAGCTTCAGAACAAAGAAATCAAGAAGCATATCAACAGTGGTTGCAAAACTTAAGAGAAGTTGCAAACTTTAATGCTAGAGAACAGTTTATGTCAGCATATAACTTTGCACAACAAACAAAAAGAAATGCTGCTATATCTTCATCTGCATATAGAACAAGAACAGAAAAAGGACAAAACGCAGCAGAAATTAACACATTCCAAAATACACAGTTATCAAGGCAGGCTACACAAGCCGGTGCTTCTTTACTAAATGCAGTAACAAATAAAGGCATATCTGCAAATAGTGGTTTATATGCAGCTCTATCTTTGGCACAAAATATTGATGTAATTAATAACGCAACCCAGCTAAAGAAAAACTACCAAACAGAATTACAAAACCTTGATAGAGAATTTAGATCTACTATGTCTCAGCGAACAGAAAACATTTTCTTACCGAATCTAAGAATTGCTGGAGAGCGTCCAATATACGAAAACTCATCAGCTTATGCAACAGCTGGTTATATTGCTGGTGGTGCTCAGATTGCTGGTGGTATTGGTGGCGCAGCAATTGGTGGAGCTTTTAAGGAGAATTAAAAATGGCAGATATAAGAAATCTATTAAGAATTGATCAAGTAGCTCCAGCATCTGTTTCTGCTAATCCAGTAGAATTTACTAGTGCTGAGTTTTATGGTGGACAAACTGACGTTGCTAAGGCTCCAACTTATGTTGGTAGGGGTAATGAAGAGTTACAATACATGGCATTAGCCGAGATTGCTGGTGGTGTTCAGCAGGGTTTAAATAATTTCTCAAGCATTGCTCAGACCCTAGATAGACGAACAATTTCAAAAGTTGAATCCCAGTGGGAAGAAATTGATGCTAATGATACTCTGTCACCAGATGAAAAAATCTCTGAGTTTAATAAGATCCTAAATAAAACAGAAACACCATTCTCGGGCAACGAGTGGAAATCGCAGTTTACAAGAAGAGTAGTAAAATCTTGGGGTGCGGATTTCTCAAATGAAGTAGCTCAAAATAGTTTTAATAAGTGGGTAATGAGCAATAGTGATAAGTATGGTGATATCATGGGTCCACAACTTATCCAGGAAGCTATGGATGAGTTTATCAAAGAAAATCCAGCACTAGCTGGAGTTCCTTGGGTTGAGGGTATCTTTACACAAGCTCAAGCAACCTTTGTTGAAATGGAATCCCAGAGAGCTTTAAATCAAGCTGTGATAAGTCAGGCTGCTGATTATACCCTAACACCAGATAAACAAAAAGCACTTGTTGATGGGGAGATTGGGGCAGATAATCTAAAAGAAACAGACCCTATTTATGCTGAAACATTAAACATGGCTACTGGTGCTAAAAGCTTTGCTGAGTTTAAAGAAGCATTTGACAAAAAATGGGGTGAAGACCTAACCTTTATTGGTCTTAGAATTGAAGACGAAAAAGTACAAGGCGATTTTATTGTAAAGTCCACGGGTATTAGAGATGCCTCTGCAAAGGATATTTGGGATCTTTCTAGAAGAATGAAAACAGAAGATAGATTAAGAAGAGCATCTTCTGCTTATGATATAGCATCTTTAAATTTTAGAGCCAACCCAACACCAGAAAATCTAGAGTCTACAACAACCTCATTAAAACAAGTATTAGCTGATCAAAACGAAACACAACAGCTAAATACAATTACTAAGTATGCTACTGATATACTATATGGTTTAGAAACCGGTAGATTAAATGGTGACTTAAACTTTAGTCAACTACCACCAGCAGAAAAAATACGAATACTTGAAGAAGAACTAGATAAGGTTTTTAAGACTAGGAATGCTACTGATATACTAAATGATTTAGAAACAGGTAAATTAAGTCAACTACCAATAGAAGAACAAATACGAATACTTGAAGGAGGACTAAATAATGGTTTTAGGTCATTACCACTAAAAGGATCTTTAAAAGGATTAAAAACAAAAGATATAGTTAGTTTTGTTAGAGAAACAAAAGAAGGTCAAAGTATTTCTTCTAGTGTAATGGATGCATCAGTTAGAGTATCTGAATCTTTAAGAAGAAGTATTGAAATCAGTACCGTCATGGGTAATCAACCACCAAGTCTTGAAGACACAACTTCAAAATTTGTACAACAGTTTAGTGTACAAACTGGATTACCAATCTCAACAGTAGAGCAATTATTTGTTACTAAAGATAAAGATGGATTTGTAACACTTAGAACAGAAATGCCAGCTGATATTATTAGAAATCTAAGCCCCGAGGATAAAAAACTATTAGATAGCGTAGGACTTACTCCAGAAAATCTAATAAAAATACAGGATGATTTTGTTAAAACCTTATCTGAATCTGGTATTAAATCTTCTAGGGGAGCTACTGGAACAGGATCATCAAAACTTGGTGTAAATATACCAGGTGAAACAGCAGCAAAACAAGCAATAATTAAAGATCCAAGTATAGTTCAAAAAGCTTTAGATGTGTTTAATGATCCATTTGCCACACCAGAAGCAAGAAGAGAAGCCGGTATAATATATGATGTTGCTGCTAGATTTGAAACTACATTTGGATTAGCAGCTGAACAGGCATTACTACTTACAGCTCAAAGTAAGAGATTACTCTCAACCGAAGAAACAGATGCGTACAGTGCATTAAGTTCGGGTAGAGCAACAACAGAACAAATAAGGTTAATTGAGGCTAATCAAGTTTTAACTAAAGTTGATGATGCTTATAAAACACTTTATGGAAAATCAAAAGACGAATTAAAGTACTTTGATCTACTAGAACCAGTTGATGCTGCTTTAATCGACCAAACAAACTGGGTAGATAATGCAGGAATTATTACCCCGGATGGTAGAAGAATAGGTTTAAAACTTAGAATACAAGCAGAAACAATCGCAAGTGATTTAGGTTATGCTGGTAGAGATGAATATTTAGCTGATTACAAAAGAAGATTAGAAGCTTTATCGACTGAGAGTATTGATGATCTAACGCCAAGTAATTTCTTTGCCGTGCTAGAAATGACTAGAGGTTTTAAAAACTCAAAACAAACTATTGGTGTGTTTAATGATCAACCAGTAATGCAAAACTTTATGGAATTTGTGGCATCACAAGAAATACCACCAACTGCTAATATTAGTAAGTATAATACAATATATGCTACAGCTCTTGACGTATCTTTAGCTGCTGTTACTGGATCTGGCTCAGTAGATGTTAGATATTCAGTGGGAACTACTGCTGGAGAAAGAGTTAATACATATACAAGAGCACTACAAGCTGGTAACACAAGTCCACTCGGCTCTGATGAAGAATTTGGAACATATGTAACGATTGCAATGGCAAAGGAAATTGGAGTTCCGGCTGCTTCTATTGTTGGTTCACCAGAAGTAGTTGCTCAATCATCTTTAGAGCAAATACATGGTTTATTAAAACCACTATTACCAAATGGAATTCCATTACCCGGTGATACAGAAAATAAAACAGTTGTTACTACTGTATCAAGTACACAAGAAAAAAGTTTGGGTGGTGGGACTAGAATGGTATCAACAGAAACTCTATTACCTTGGAACAAACTAACGCCAGACCAAAAACTACAGTATTATTTTAATGAAGCATTAAAGGGAAATCCAGAAACTGTTAAATCTTTAATGAAACTTCCTATAATATTAAATGGAGTAATGGACAGAGCGGAATTAATAGGTACACCAGAAGAGAGATTTAGTGGTGTTAAAGAGTTATTTAGATCTGGTATTAAATATAGCGAGGTATCTGGAGCTAGTATTCCAAAGTTTTCACCTACATTTACATTTACTAATGGTAGGGTTAGTTCTAGTTTTATTACTGGAAATCCAGGATCAAATACTCAAATAAGCTACCAGACAAGATTACCAAATATTCCTAGATTACCTAGTGAATTACAACCAGAAACAATGCGCCAAAAAGCTGTAGAAGCAATGTCTGGTGACGCACAAATACCTAACTTTGATGACATAGAAAATAAATTCGACAGCTGGATAGGCACAGACTCACCAGTTGATAGACCAGATATAGCTGATGTGATTGAAGCAGATGCAGAATTACTAAGAGAAATTGTAGATAAAGACCCCAGTGAACGCAGGGGTATAGAAGTAGGATTAGATCCAACAGATCAGGTAATTGTTGGTTTAATGTCCTTACCCGCTACTGAAAGTAACATAAAGTATGTTTCAGATATGTTTGGACTAAACCTAACTACAAATCCTAACTTAAGACTTGATTCAACTTCGGTACTTGAGCATCTTTCATCTACGGGCCAGGGTGTAGAGCTTTTAAAAATACTAAAAGATGCTAACATCGGTGCTGGATCACAAAATAAAGTTAAGTTTGATGTAGCATTTGATACAAAAAAACCAGTACTACTAATTAAACGCGGTAATAATCTTGTTCCGTATGGGATACCTGGAGCATTTCCAAATGTAGATACTAATGCACCAGCCAATAATGAAATATCCAGAAATGTTAGATTTACTAGAACATTTAAGATAATAAGGGATTTACAGCAAGGAGTTAGATAATGGATCAATATAGTGTTGGACGATTTCGAGAACAAAACCCAATACAACCATTTCAACCAAGAGAACTAAGTGAAGTTGAAAAAGAAAGAATACTAAATTTAACAAAAGTATTTGCTATTGATACGGCAACTCAATCAGAGATTGAGCCATACTATAGAAATATGGTTAGTCAACTTAGAGTTGGTGGCTTAGGTATTATTGATACTCCAATTCCTCCATCATCTAGTCCATTTGCAGAAAAAAAAGAAAAACAACTACCACCAGAGTTTTTTACTAATCTAGCAATAAGTAGTGAAACTGCAAAAGCAACACCATCAGAACCAACTGCACCAAAAACAGATGAAGAAAAATTATCCTTTTTTCAAAGGTTTTCAAGAAAAACTGGTGGAAGATCTGACATTGAAGAACAAGCTCAGAAAGATTTTGGAGATGTCGGCGCTCTATCAATGGATAAATCTGGTAATTTTAGATTAGGTACTATGGGATTTTACGAAAGTTCTGCGGCTGGCTCTTATGCTGGTAGCAGGCTAGAACTTCTTACATCAAACCAAGGTGTTGTAGCATCGTCTAATAGATTATACAACTCAACCTCACTATTTGAAACAAGTCCAGCATGGAAACCTAAAGTAGAACAAATACCAGGATGGAATGCAAAAACAAATGAGCAGGGCGATGTTTACTATACTGATAGATCTGGTAATCCAGTTACCTTTGGTAGCCTTGGTTCTTCTTTAGTTGGTAATGATCCAGATGAACCGGTAGGACCAAACTCAATTATAGGCTATGAAAATGGTAATCCAGTATTAGCAAAAGATGCAATGCCTATTCTTGCTACAGTTACTAAACTTGGATTAGAGACATACCTAAGAAGAAATGAATTTGAAGAGTCTTTTTACAACTATAACTTAGACGCTAATAATAACTGGACTAGATATAAAAGAGCAGGAGACTATGGAGCAGCTGATCCATCAGTTCTTGGTTTTGTCGATCCGAATAACGTCCCAATCGTTGATTTTTTATTTAGTACAATCAGCGGTACTACAACAAATCCAGATGAAGTAGCTAGAGAATTATCTCCTAAAATTAATGCTAATCTTTTAGTTGATTTAATTATAGAAAGAGATCCAGAGTTGTATGTAGAAATGGTAAAAGCTGGTGCAGATCCAAATACTCTAAGATCAATGCAAACTGCTGGTGAGTTCCGTGGTTATGTAAATAGAGTATTTATTAATAACTCAATTTCTAGATCCCTTTCTACTATAGAAAAAACAGACGGTTGGTGGTGGGATAAGTTTTATAAAGGTTCTGATATGCTTCAGAGTACATTAATTTCTGGAGACTTTGTTGGACAACTAGGGATCACAGTAGCTTCTGGTGGTACTAATTTACTAGTAGCTGGTGGTTTGCGTGCTACTGCTATGGCTTCTGCTAGAACAGCAGCAACAGGAGCAACAAGAACAGCAGCACTAAGAACAGCTATTGGTGGTAGTACTAGAGTTGCATCTGAAGTAAGTAGGGCAACTAGTAATGTTGTGCGGTGGTTACCAGCCAATATTCCAACAACCCTACTAGAAAAAACACTAAGTAGATTACCTAGTGCTTCTAACTATATACAAAACTTAAAGTGGTATACAAGATTACCAGCACGCGGGGGTATATGGACTCTATCTCAAGGTGCTGAAGGTTTTGTAGAAGAAGGATTTACTGACATTGTTAATCAAAACTACGAAATAGCACTTGGCTTAAGAGAAAGCTTTGACTGGGAACAGTTATACCACTCTTCTGTTGAGGGTGCGTTAATGGAACCAGTGCTTGGTGGTATAATTGGTGGCGCATCTATTCCAGTACACCTTTCTGGTAGAGCCGTAAGTAAGGGCGTTGTCAACCGTGTTGCTAGTATATTCAATCTTAGCAAAAGCAGAATGCAAGAACTAAGTCTCTACATGGATACACTAAACGGAAAATATGAAAACCTAAGTCCAATTCAACAACAAATTAGACTAGAACAGGTTGTTCGTGGGATTGTTTTAGAAGACACCCTTGGTTCAGTAAGCGAAGGTAGACTAAGTAGAGCCGAAACAGCTATACCAGTTCTTTCTCAAATTGCTGGACAACTACGAAGTACGGAAGGTGCTATATCAACGGGAAACCTTATGGAAGCTGGTGTCTTAGTAAGTAAAGTTGCTGAAGGATTACAAACAAACTATAATGCAGATCCAACTTCATTAAAAGATTTAATGGAAGCCGGTATTGTAAGTAAAGATACTGGTAATGGCGTTAAGTTTACTGAGGATGGTGCTATTTCTTTATTAACCCTGGTTGGTGCTGGTATGCGCGCAGATACTAGAACAAACGCTCTGACCATAATGGCAAGAGAATCAACTAATAAAGCAATAAAAGAACATATCCTAAAAGTAAATAGTGAACTAGCTAAAAAACTAAAAGATGCGCAGCAATCTGGTAAGGCCGCAGATTTAGCTCAAGCTGAATCAGATTTAAACAAAGCCCTTAGTGATTTCCTAAATTCTACTGACGAAAACGATAAAAAGATTGTTGATTCTATTTCTGGTAATACAGATAAAAGGATGAAGTTAATAACTTCTTTACTTGAACAAACATTTGTAAGAGAAGGAATAGAAACAGTTCTTAATCAGGATACACAGGATTCTATTGAAACATCAAATGCACGTTTATCTTCCAGATTTGGTAACTTCTTTATGCAGTTACAAGATATCTTAGATGCACCAGCTAGAAAAAGAGAAGAAGCCAGACAAGCTAGGATTGCTGAAAGGATTGCTGAAAGACGTAGACAAGACTTAGATAGAATGGCGGCTAATGCACAAACGATGGCTGAAGAATCTGCAAGAGGTCTACAAACAGGAGAAGAAGAGCTAAAACAAGCTCAGCAAGGGCTTATAGACAGGAGTTTAGGGATAGACGGAAGTTTAGCATTAACTGTAGACCAACCAGCTACTCCAGCCCCTACAGTCGCTCCTGCGGCTACCGAAGCAGCTACTGCCCGTGAGATCGGTGGTTCTTCAACCGCAGCCGACT